CGAGTATGTGGTGTTCATCGATCCGTCCTACGGCACGGGCAGCGCGAACGCGGCGGTGTGCATCATGGACGCGAACAAGCGCGAGACCGTCGCCGAGTTCGTGGATCCCAACCTCGCGCCCTACGACCTCGCGCTGGAAGTCGCACAGGCCTGTCGCAAGGTGTGGCGCGGTCGGCGCGAGCCGCTGATCGGCTGGGAGACCAACGGTCCCGGCGCTGCGATGCAGCACGACTTCGACCGGGCTGGCTGGCGCAATGTCTTCCGGCAGCGGCAGGAGGGGACGCTGACCGAGGCGAAGACGATGCGCGTCGGCTGGACCAGCACCAAGCGCACGAAGCGCTCGCTGCTCGGCAACCTCGCAAGGCAACTGGCGCAGGGCGAGTGCGTCGTGCGGAGCGAGGAGTGCCTCGACGAGATGCTGGAGTATGTGGTGATGGACGATGGCAGCATCGAGGCTGGGTCACGGCGCGACGAGGCGAGCGGTGCGCGTGAGTCGCACGGCGACCGCGTCATCGCGCTGGCTGGCGCTCTCATGCTGTGCGATGAAGTGGGGCAGCCGATCCCCGAGCAACCCGAGTTCGGCGAGAACTCGCTCGGGTCGATCCTCAAGCACTCGGAGGTGATGCATGGCTAGGAAGAAGGGACCGTCGCTTGCCGTCGGTCGCGGCGAGAAGTTGCCAGTTTCCAAGGGCGCTGGGCTGACTGCAAAGGGTCGTGCGCGGTACAACCGTGAGACCGGGAGCAAGTTGCAGGCTCCGACGAAGGACAAGGACAGCCCGCGCCACAAGTCGTTCTGCGCTCGGTCCCGGTCGTGGACCGGGGAGCGCGGCAAGGCTGCTCGCAAGCGCTGGGGGTGCTGACGATGGCGAAGAACTCTCTGGTCGGCAACATCAACCGTCGCAAGCGCCTTGGGATCTCGCGCCCCAAGTCGAAGTCAACCGTGAGCGCGAAGTCGTATTCCGCGATGAAGCGCGGATGGAAGGGCAAGTGATGCCGTTCAAGAGCAAGGCACAGCAGCGCATGATGTTCGCGCAGCACCCCGTGATCGCGAAGCGATTCGCCAAGGAGACTCCGAACATGAAGTCTCTCCCGGCTCGCGCCGCGAAGAAGAGCGCACGCAAGGCAAGCAAGAAGGGAGGCAAGCGATGAAGAAGGGCAAGAAGAAGGGCGGCAAGAAGTGCTGATCCGCTGCAACGGGAACGTACTGGTCCCGCTGACCAGCATCGACAAGTGCGTGGACAAGGGCGACTGCATCGTCGTGTATGTCGATGACGAGACCCACTTCGCACGCGGCGAGGACGCGGAGGTCATCCGCTCGCTCGTCGCACACAAGGCAACACAGGAGCAGCCCAAGGCTGCGAAGGAGCAGAGTCATGTACGGAAAGAAGAAGGCATCGCCAGCATCCCGGTCTTCCCGCAAGTCGGGAAGCGCAATGTCCCGTCGCGGTGACAAGGGTCACGCTGGCGGCGGTTACGGTGGCGGAATGGGTGGCGGCATGGACGGCGGCAAGAAGGGCGGCTACCACCGCAAGGGAGTTCGCTGACCATGCTCAAACTCGATCTGCATTCGATGATGCGGGAGGTCGAGGCGGCGGAGGACTTCCGCGACCAGCATCTGTCCGAGTGGCGAAGGCTGATCGAGCGATTCCACGGTCCCGCCTATCGTGCAATCGACACCCATGAGGACGATCCGGAGAACTTCGTGCATGAGTATGTGGCGCTGCTTCTGCCGCGCATCGTGCATGACGCTCCGAAGGTGCGCGTGAAGAGCGCTCGCCCTGTCTCGCAGTCGATGACCGCCGGGTTGCTTCAGGTCGGCGTGAACCGCTGGTGCAAGATGACCAAGGTTCGCAACACGCTGGAGCGCATCGCGACGGATATGTTGCTCGCCTACGGTGTCGGTCTCGTCGTGAACGAGCCGCGCAAGGGCTACCGGGAGATCGACGGCGCGGAGCCGTTCCTCCCGCGCCTGTACCGCGTCAGCCCGGATCGCTTCTTCATGGATCCGGCGGCGACGAACATGGAGGACACCCGGTACATGGGTCATTGCTGGGTGATCGACCGCGACGATCTGCTCGCGCAGGCGGAGCAGGAGGACGGCTGGGACACCGAGGTCATCAACCGCGTCGCCGACAACAGCGGCATCGACGAGGTGCGCGAGGGCTACTCGGGCAAGCGCGAGATCCCGGACCGAAAGGAGATGGTGGTCTACGAGGTGTTCGTGCCGGAGGTGCGCGACGAGGACATCGAGGAGATCGATGCGGCTCTCGGCGCACAGGTGTTCAGCGGCACGATCTACACGATGATCAAGGGTCAGAGCGCGGACGGCAAGAAGTCCGATGCCGGGTTCGTTCGCAAGCCTCGCCCGTACTACGGACCGCGCACGGGTCCGTACACGGTATTCGGCGTGTACACGGTCCCCGACGATCCGTACCCGCTGTCGCCGATCATGGCGCTGGTCCCGCAGATGGACGATGTGAACCACCATCTGCGCTCGATGCGGTACAGCGCCAGCGCGTACAAGCGCATCATCGCGGTGGACAGCCGCAACGCGAAGTTGGCGCAGGACATCAGGGACAAGGACGATCTGTATGTGGTGCTTGCCGACGGCATTGACCCGACTCAAGTCGTTCCTATGGAGATCGGCGGCATCACTCCGCAGCAGGTTCAGTACTCGGCGATGGCGCAGGACAGGCTCGACCGTGTCTCCGGCATCCACGACGCGATGCGCGGCAACATCACGGGTCAACCGACGGCTACCGAAGTCAGCGTTGCGGAAAGTGCGTCCGGGATGCGTATGGCGCACCTGAAGCGGCAGTTTCAGGAGTGCGTCAACGAGGTCATGCGGAATGTCGCATGGTTCATGTTCCACGACCGCAAGGTGGTCTTCCCGGTCGGCGAGGACGGCGCGGCGATCATGGGCGAGCCGGAGCCGATCTTCAGCGCGTCGGCGATGGTCGGGACATTCGACGATCTCGACATCGACATCGAGGCGATGAGCATGGAGCGCGTCAGCGACATGGTGTTGCAGAAGCGAGCGCTGGAGATGCTGCAACTCGTCGGCACGCTGTCGCAACAGGTGGTCGCTGCTCCCCATGTGAAGTGGAACGATGTGATGTCGATGGTCGGCGATGCGATGAACATCCCGAACCTCGCCGATCTCATCGACCAGCAGCGTGTAATGCAGATGCAGCAGGGTGCAGCGCAAGCCCCACAGGGAGCGCAGGGCGAGAACGCGCTCCAGCAAATTCTTGCGCGAAACAAGAGGTAATGCAGATGCCAAGTTACGCTTTCATCGACGAGTCCACGGGAGCGTCCTGCGAACTGGTGTTCGCAATGAAGGACGCGCCGCCGATTGGAGCAACCGTCGAGGTTGATGGGAAGCGACTCGTTCGCGTCGTGTCCGACTTCCAAGTCGATCCGGCTACCAACAGATCGCAGTACCCGTATGTGAGCAGTTCGCTTCCGCGCAGACTTGCCGGATGCAAGACGAACTCACAGGGCAAGCCCATCATCGAGTCGCGCCGCCATGAGCGCAATGTCATGGCACAGCACGGTTACGAGAAGGAATAGGACACCATGAGTGAACCCGAAATCCAGAATGAGGACACCGAGGTCGAGAAGACCGAGGACATCGCACAGCCTGACGAAGCCTCGGCGCGTGACGCTGATGACGATGTCTTGGACAGGCTCTTCGCCGACGATGTCGAGGAGACCGTGCCTGATACCGCGCCCCCTGCGATGAGCAAGGAGCGCGAGCGTGCCATTGCGACCCTCAAGCGGGACGGAGTCCCCGACGAGATCCTCGCGACCGTGAGCGAAGACACCCTGATGGGCTGGGCTGAAAAGGCTTCCAAGCGCCAGAAGGATGTCGATGGCTACGGCAAGAAGATGGCTGACCTTGAGAAGCAGTTGAAGAACCCGGCGAAGCAGGAGCCGCAGGGCGACGATGCCGATGAATCCGACGATGTTGACATCGAACCGGAGGATTCGGAGCAGCCGACCGAGCAGGAAGACCCGTTCGCGGAGATCGAGGAACTGCTTGGCGACGATGCCGCAAAGCCGCTGAAGGCGATGCGTGCGGAACTCGCCGAACTTCGCAAGCAGCAGTCCGCTGCTGCGGAGCAATCGTTGCTGGTTCAGGTCGATTCGGCTGATGCGTATTTCCGTTCGCAGTACGGGGCAAAGGCTCCCGACCGCGAGGCGGTGATCGCGGAGATGAATCGACTCGGATCGGCGAATCCCGGAACCTACAAGACCGTCATGCACCTCGCCGAGGAGGCTTACGCCAACCTTGCAGGGAAGAAGGTCGCCAAGCCGGATGCACGGAAGCAGGGTCAGCCGACAGCCGCTCGCGGCGTGTCGCGCAACGAACGACCCCGCACTCCCGTGGATGCGGAGGACGCGATCCTCGATGCCCTCATGGAAGGGAAGACTCGCGACGAGGCGATGCGGCTAATCAGAAAGTGAGCGCAACATGGCTGGAACTCCTATCCAGACCTTCAATGACTTCATGGCTGCGACTGGTCCCACCTACCTGACCAGCGCGGATGCAGTCATCAACGAAGCCGTCAAGAACACCTACGCCTTCTCCCGTCTTCTCAAGGACAAGACGAGCGAGGCGACGATTCAGGGCGGCAACGAGATCCGCGATGTCATCATGTTCGATGACAGCAGCACCTACGACCACTACCTCCCGAACGACACCTTCAACTGGCGCAACGCACAGGTGCTTGACACCATGCGCTGCCCGTGGCGCTTCAGCCTTGACCACATGGCGTGGACCGACCATGAGATCGAACTGAACTCCGGCGAGGGTTCGGGTCGCGACTATGTCAAGTCGCAGTACAAGCGACTCAAGCGCCAGAAGGAGCAGCGGATGTGGACCTCGCTGCTCAACGGGTTTGAGAACGACCTGTGGGCTTCGCCGTTCGGCAACTCGTCCAACATGGAAGACGCTGGCGGCAAGTTGCCGTACTCGCTTCCGTGCTTCATCACCGAGATCCCGGACTTCAACAACGCCTTCGGCGTTCGTGGCGGCGTGCCGCTCGGTTGGACGAACCTCATGGGTCTCGCCAACAACAACAGCAGCAGCACCTACACGGGCGAGAATCGCTGGACGAACCAGATCTCGTACTACGACCCGAACAACACCGCCGCGAACGGCGGAGCGAACGGTCCCCGCACCTCGCGAACTGGTGTTGAGAACATCCGCGATCAGTCCACGACCTACACGGCGGAGACCGGAGGTCTGA